TTTGAAGCCTTAAAAAGTTTGATTGTTACAGGTAACGCACTTGTATATATGCCAAAGAAAGACGGCATGAAAGTATACCGAATGGATCGGTATGTAGTTGCTCGTGACACTATGGGCAACGTGTTAGAAATTATTATCAAAGAGAGCGTAAGCCCTTTGATGCTATCCGCACAAATGAAAGAAGAATTGGCTGACAAGATCGAGGATAATGCGAAAAGCATCGACTTGTACACCAAGGTTTGTCGCAAGGATAAGAAGTGGGAAATTTATCAAGAAGTGGCAGGTATGATCGTGCCAGAAAGTGAAGGGACTTTTCCCTTAGATAAATGCCCCTTCATTCCTTTGCGTTTTATTCGTGTCGATGGTGAAGATTACGGACGAGGTTTCGTTGAAGAATACTTCGGTGATCTTAAAAGTTTAGAAGCATTGACCAAAGCAATCGTAGAAGGTTCTGCGGCATCAGCTAAAGTTCTGTTCATGGTACGCCCGAACAGTACAACTAAGTCTAGAGTGTTAGCTGAGAGTCCAAACGGAGCGATTGTGGCAGGAGATGCAAATGATGTGTCTACACTCCAAGTACAGAAGCAAGGTGACTTTAGAGTCGCTATGGAGACATCCCAAGTTATCACTGAGCGTCTATCGTATGCCTTCTTGCTTAACTCAGCCGCCACACGTAATGCGGAACGAGTGACAGCAGAAGAAGTACGTTACATGGCTCAAGAACTTGAATCAGCATTGGGCGGTGTCTACGCTATGCTATCTCAGGAGTTCCAACTCCCTCTCATTACCCTGCTCTTGCACCGTATGGAAGGAAGTGGTAAAATGCCTAAGATGCCAAAGGGGATGGTGAAGCCCACTATCGTCACTGGTATTGAAGCACTTGGTAGAGGACAAGACCTGAATAAACTGGCGATGTTCTTACAACACATTCAACCACTAGGTCCAGAAGTTATCGGATCACAACTTAATGTAAATGACTACATTGCACGATTAGGCGCATCCCTTGGAATTGACATGGGAGGTCTGATAAAATCTCAGGAGCAGTTAATGCAAGAACAACAAGCGGCTCAAGCGCAGATGCAACAAGCACAAGCGCAACAAGTCGTAGGTGACATGGCTACCAAAGCTACACCTCAGATTGCACAGGCCGCTATGGATAACCCAGAGATGGCGCAAGAAGTCATTGAACAAATGCAAGAATAACTAGCTGTAGGAGGCTATATGAGTACAGAAGCAACAAACACTTTTGAAGAACAAACTGAAAGCCAAGATCACATTGACACAATGTTGGCAAAAGCAGATGCCCTAGAGAACGCAGGGCAAGAGCGACCTGAATGGTTGCCAGAGAAGTTTAGCAGTGCAGAAGAGATGGCACTTTCGTACCGTGAATTAGAACGGAAACTTTCCTCTGGTGACTCCCCTAATAATCCCGACAAGGATGAGGCCCAAGAGGGGGTTGATGACCCCGCCCCCGTAAATGAAGAGGCCAGTGATGTAGAGCAGTACCTAGATGGCAAAGGTATTGACTTTGAATCACTACAGGACACTTATGCAGAGACAGGTTCTATTACAGAAACAGATTACGCAAGCCTAGAAGAGGCAGGACTCCCCAAGAGTGTTGTTGATGCTTGGATTGCGGGACAAGAAGCAGTGGCAGAACAGAATGTAAATTCTATTATGGACACTGTGGGCGGCAGGGATTCATACAATGATATGACATCTTGGGCGGCAGATAACTTATCAGAGATGGAGATCGCTTCGTTTAACAAGGCGATTGACTCTGGTGATAGAGACATACAGATCATGGCGATAGAAGGTATCCAGAACAAGTATCACGCTGTAGAAGGGCGACAACCTAACCTTATGCAAGGTCAGGCCGCACCTCAAACAGGCGGTGGTTTTGCATCAGTGGCTGAACTCACTGCGGCAATGTCCGACCCTCGATACGGTAAAGATACCGCATACCGCCAAGAAGTTGCGGCTCGTTTATCGAAAAGCAACATCTTATAGTCTCCTAACCCTTATAGCCCTCCTCGTGAGGGCTTTTTTATAACTATCGAAAAGTACGACTACTGACTAATTACCTTTTACCCTCTACGGAGGACAATTTGAGAGAACGGGAACGTGGTTAACGCTGATTAGAGAGTAACAACTTTAATTAACTTAACTATATAACCAAAGGTAAAATACAATGGCATTTCCATTAGATCAAACTGTCTCACGTTTGGGACAACAAAACGCAACAGGTGACGCACGAGCGTTATTCCTGAAACTATACGCAGGTGAAGTACTGACCGCTTTTGAAGAGAAAAACATCTTCATGGGTCTACACCGTACCCGCACAATCAGCAACGGTAAGAGCGCACAGTTCCCTCTAACTGGCAACGCAACTGCTAAGTACCACACAGCAGGTCAGCTAATTGAAGGCGATGCAATCAAGGCCGGAGAGCGCACTGTAACTGTAGACGATCTTCTGATCTCTGCACAGTTCATCTCCAATGTTGATGAAGCAATGAACCACTACGATGTACGTTCTATCTACTCTAAAGAAGCAGGTAACGCACTCGCTAACACTTGCGACAAGAACGTAGCACGAGTAATTGCTAAAGCCGCAGGTATCAACAACGCAGGTGAAGCCGCTACTGCATTCGGTGCATCTTTCGATGATGAAGTCTACACTAACAATGTTACCATCGGTGCGGCATCAGGCGATGCTGTTGTAGGCGGTAAGATTGCAACTGCTATCTATGCGGCTCTTGAAGAGTTCGATAAGAAAGACATAACTGGTGAGAAGGTATGTGTACTTCCACCTCAACAGTACTACGCTTTGTTTGGTGCAGATACAAGTGTTAACAATCTTGCGTACATGAACAAAGACGTTGGTGGTTCTGGTAGCCTTTCCACAGGAGCCGCACCAACAATCGGTGGCGTTAAGATTCTGATGTCTAACCACATCCCAACCACTGACGAGTCTGGTACTGCTAACCCACCCGCAGGTACTACCAACACTGGCACGTACAACGCTGACTACTCAGCACTGCGTGGTCTAATCTTCACTCAAGATGCGGCCGCAACTGTTAAGTTGCTTGATCTTGGTGTTGAGTCTGAATATCAGATCGACCGTCAAGGTACTCTGATGGTTTCTAAATACGCAATGGGACATAATGTACTACGTCCTGCTTGTGCTATTCAGTTACTGTCTGCATAACCACTCTAGGGGGGAACTTCGGTTCCCTCCTTTTTTTCATTTGGAGATATTATGACCCCCTTAACCGAACTAGAAGCTGTTAACATTATGTTGTCAGCGATAGGTGAAACGCCTGTCAACTCGCTTACATCAGGCTTAGTTGAAGCTGAACTAGCGGAAACCATCCTTGGACAAGTAAGCCGATCAGTACAGACACAGGGGTGGAGTTTTAACCGTGATTCAGGCGTTATACTTTCACACAACGGTACTACTGGTGAAGTAGCTATTCCCATTAACGCATTAGGTGCTGACAGTGTTTACGAAAACAATGGCAACAACCTCATTCAAAGAGGACAGAAGTTCTGGGACAGGACTAACTTGACGTATAACATAGGTAAGGCTGTTAAGGCCGATATAACCTACGAGTTAGATTTTACGGACCTACCTTCCATTGCACGGTCTTACATTACAGTAAGAGCCGCACGAATATTCCAAGACCGTATTGTAGGTGCAGATACCCTACACGGTTTTCAAAAGACTGATGAAGATCAGGCACTCATTGCACTTAAAGATTCAGAAGCTGAGATGCAGGATCACAACATATTTAACAACTACGATGTCTTTAGAGTTATAGACAGAGGTATTAACGGAGCGTAACAATGGCTATTGAACTACTCAGCAGTTCCATCCCAAACCTGATAAACGGAGTAAGCCAACAGCCACCCGCTTTGCGTCTGCCTTCTCAGGCCACAGAACAAATCAATGGGCTGTCTAGTGTAGTAAGTGGTCTATCTAAACGCCCTAACACCCACTTCATTAAAAGACTAGGCAATGCCTCTGAATTTAACAACTGCTTCATACATACAATGCAGAGAGACAGTAATGAATTCTACATTCTAGTTATCTCTACAAATTCTATACGTGTGTTTGACCAGTATGGGGTTGAACGATCTGTCAGCGGAAGTGCTAGTTACTTATCTAGTGTAACTGACCCCGCACGACAGTTATCCGCAACAACCGTAAATGACTTTACGTTTATTGTTAACAAAAATAAGACAACCGTGAAGAGTGCTACACAAACAAGTTCTAGAAACCCTGAAGCATTAGTGTATTTGAAGAAAGGTGATTATAGCGTCAACTATGAAATAAAAATAACTAAGGGAGGCACGACACATCGTAGTACCTACACTACTATGTCGAGTACTCAATCCTCGGATTCCTTAACCCAATCCGCAGAACTTAGTATTAGAACCACTAGCATTATCTCTAACTTAGTCAGTTTCAATTACGGTGGTAATCCTACAAACGTATCCATAACTACTTATGGTAATGTAATACACTTTGAGTCTACCGATGGTACAGATTTCTCTATTGAAACAAAGGATGGTGTAGGCGATACAGCACTACTGTCTTTTAAAGACACAACCGCTGATTTTAAAAAGCTACCTCCAGAAGGACCTACTGGGTTTAAAATTGTAGTAATAGGTGATAACACCAAAGCCCAAGATGATTACTATGTAGAATTAAGACAGCCTGAAACTAACGGAAGTCAGGTATGGAAAGAAACGACAGCAGATGCAATACAGAAAAGAATACTTGCCTCTACAATGCCCCACACATTAGTCAGCAACTCTAACGGCTCTTTTACGTTTGATCCTATAACTTGGGACGAAAGGAAAGTAGGTGATGACGATACTAACCCATTTCCTAGCTTTATAGGTCAAAAGATTAATGACATATTCTTTTATAAGAACCGCCTCGGTATATTGGCAGGTGAAAATGTCATAATGAGTGAGGATGGTTCGTTCTATAACTTCTTTGCTAAAACAGTACTAACCACACTAGACAGTGGGCCTATTGATGTTGCCGTATCTAACAACCAAGTGTCAGTACTCAAACACGCAGTGCCGTTTGATTCATCGCTGTTACTCTTTTCTGATCTTAACCAGTTCAGGTTAGCAGGTGATGGCATACTTAGTAATGAAACTATATCCGTCAATGTCAGCACATCATTTGAGGCTGATTTAACAGCCAAACCAGTAGGTGCAGGTAAGAATGTTTATTTTGCTACAAGTCGTAACTTCTTCTCAGGTATACGTGAATACTTTGTAGACTCAGAGATTGAAACAAACGATGCCGCAGATATAACAGCACACGTACCTAAGTACATTGAGGGTCAAGTAACAGACCTAGCGGCTTCCTCTAATGAGGACATGCTGTTAGTAAAAGGCTCTGAAGATGCACGGACAGTATATGTGTATTCTTATTACTGGCAGGGACGAGAGAAACTACAATCTGCTTGGTCTAAGTGGACTTTTGCAGGTACAGTAAGAAACTTCTTATTCAATAAATCTGACATTTACATAGTTACTGACGATGCTCAAGGCGGTACAATCTTAGAAAAGATTAGCTTGAATGAAGTAGCAGGTCCTACTAACGCAGTCACGAATGCTACTAAACCCTTTATACCGCTACTAGACCGCCTACACAAAATAGTTCAGGCAGATTATAGTAATGGCGTTTTTAATCCCCCTTATGCTAACAGCAGTTCTGTTATTGTAGGTAAGGACGGTGAGTATTACACAAGTGTGTCCCAGTACAATGCTAATGTGCCTACAACAGGTACGTTTTATTACGGTGTACCTTACCTGTTTGATTACACGTTTTCTCCTATAGTAATGAAACTAGCTGAACAGCCTGTAACTGATGGACGATTACAGTTACGTAACATGACTGTTGCTTTTAATGATGTAGGAACATTCCAAACAATTGTTACGCACAAGGCCCGTAATGCAAAACTGACTACGTTTAACGCCAATACGTTAGATAGCACAAACTCAACACTAAACCAAATATCCATCAAAAGTGGCACTTTCAGGTTTAGTGTATTAGGTGAAGCATCTGGCGTTGATGTCGTCCTTAGAAACTACGCCTACACTCCCTGTACTTTCCAATCAGCAGAGTGGGAAGGCATATTCAATACAAGAAACCGGAGAATTTAATGGAACCATACTACCGCCCCACACAGCCAGAGGACCTAGAGCAACTCGCACCTCGTATGAGAGA